GCAGACTCTCTTTCAGATTTGCTCATGCTTGCTCTCTTTGCAGAGGACACGCATTTAGGTGTTGATTTTTGTCCTGGTTGGCGAGCACAGGGTTTACCTGATACTACTTGAACCCAACCTGGTTTCCCACCCTTTGATCTTGACTTACCAAACCAATCACGAAGACTTTCTTCACTCATTCCTCCACCATTACCATTTCCACCGTTACCATTACCATTTCCGTTACCATTTTTACCATTCTTTGGTTCATCATCTACAGAGTGACCATTCTCTTTACGAAGATAACCAGCACGGCCTACCATCTTGTAACCCTTGGGAATGGGTTTACACTTTTCATCAGTGTAACAATAATATTGTCCTTCTGGACAACGACCGTTCTTTTTCTCTTCGTTCATCTCTTTAGTCTTCTTCTTCATTGAGTTGATGTACTTTCTGTAAACCGCTGCTTCTGAAGTTTTACCCATTTCTCTTGCTCTTTGTTCCATAGCAACTGCTGCCTGGATTTTGTGAGCATGAGATCTTGATGAATTGCGAATGCCCAGGTTTTCTTGGAATACGGGGGTTACTCATTTTGCTCTCTTTTTACGACCGGCACAATGTGCCTTTTGTGAGAATCCTTTCGGATTGGAGCAGTCAATACTCTTTTTATATTTATTAGACCAAGACTCTTGAAATTGTTTGAATGTTTTCATGCTTCTAATGCAGTAAAAACTACTTTGAATGTTGTTCCTGATGCAGATGATGGATGTCCTAATAATCTCAGGGATCCACTACTAATATCAGACGAGAACGTTGCAACTCCAACCGGTTGGTTTATGGTTCCATATTCTGTCATATACGTTGTTGTTCCATCATGTATAACATTGATGGTTGTCATGTTGTAATTAGTTCCTCTGGTAACTTGAACTTGATAATTCACAGACCTATAAGTGGTTGCACTTATAGACATTACTACTGCAGTATTTGTACTTGTAGTCGTAAGAATACCTGATTGTATATCACCAGCAACTAATTCTAAATTGGTTGCAGATACTGGAGAGAATGTAAATTCCTCTGATGTGGCATCATATCTTAGGAATCTACCATCTCCAAGATTTGAGGTATCAACATCAGAAAGATCGACTAAAGCACCACCACCACCACCGTCACCAACTTTCCATTTGTTGGTGGCGTCATTCCATTTGAGAACATATCCATCCTGTAATCCTGAAATATCAACATCATCAAGATCTTTGATAAAACCGGCACCACCGCCACCGATGGTATATAACTGTTGTTGAACTCTATTAATGAATAACTTATAGTGCTTTGCTAAGTCTTCATGTGTAGCAAAGTTCTGATCGGTTGGAGTTAGTGGATCAACATTAGATTCGCTTGGATCTGGCTGAATTGGTCTGCTATTGACTTCTTCTTTTAAGACTTCTTGTTTTTCCTTTATCTCTTCAACAAGGGTTCTTAAAGACTTGAATCCTTCATTAAGTTCATCAATCTGTTCATCATAATATTTTACTTCAGGCAATTCTGAAATTTCTTTCTTTAGTTCATTGAAGTAATTGAGAAGTAATTCATCAGTTTTTACACTCTCTTGATTTACTCCTTCAATTTTTTCTTTGAGAGATTTTTTGAGAAGATTATACTCACCTAAAATCTGCTTCTTTAACTTCCTATCATCATCTTTAAATTCTTTATGATGTCCCCACATTCTCATGGAGGTTTCTTTTATTTCTTTCCAGATTCTTTCTTTTTCTGAATCAGATCTTTCCTTCTCAGAATCAAATCTACTACTCAGATCTTCTCGAAATTCATTGAAAGACGTTCTGGTTTCAAATTCTTTTTTATCAAAGTGCTCTTCGATTCTATCCAGGTCATATTCAACCTTTCCTCTCAGACCTTCAACCGCATCATGAACTTTGATAAAATCATCGTCGATTACACTAAAGGTCTTTCCAATCCATGAGAAATCAGGGACTTCATTTACCTCATTGACCCACTTGGGAAATGTGGGGATTTGATCCTGTACCTCTTGAACTGCTATTCTAAGAGACTGAATGTCTTCTTCATAATATTTTGGTTCAGGTAGTTCCTCAATATTCTGATTTACCTGCTCAAGGCGTTGCTCTAATATACTGATTTGATCATCATAATATTTTATTTCTGGTATATCTGCGGCATTCTTTTCTATTACTTCTTTTACCAGATCAATCTGATCACAGATTGCCTCTATCTCTGCTTCATAATATCTAACTTCAGGTATATTTTCTCTTACCTGATTAATTTGTTCTGTTAGATCTTTTAATTCTTTGTCATAATATTTTATCTCTGGGATATCAGGAATGTCTGCCCTAATATCATTTACCATTTTGACCAATTCTGGCCACGGGGAAATTATATCTTTGACTTCTGCAAAAGTATTGCCATCAACATCTTCTATAGTTTGCGTTGCTTCAGTTAATATCTCTTCTTCTTTTTCGATAAAATCTTCTACAGAGGGGAGTTCTTCTGCGTTCTCTTCTGTTATGAAATCTTGAATTGATGGAAGATCGCTTAAGTCTTCAGCGAATTCGTCAATCGAAGGTAAATCCTTATACGACATTTTATTAGTAACTTAAATACTTCGGGATTTCTCTCCCTTTTTATTTAGGTTCTTCTTTAAGTCCGTTCTTTAACATTTTTGCAAGTTCTGCTGTTGATCCAACAAACAGAGCATTATTGACAGTAGATGGACCACGAACTTGTTTATCCTCCTCAACATCCTTCAGTTTTTTCTGAAGATCCATTAATTTGTCAGTAGCATCTGCAACGTTTTTAATTAGTTGTCCCGCAACTTCATATGCTCTTGGCATCTCACTTTCTTGTGCCAACTCAAGGATACCATTAATTGCTTCTTGACCTTTTTCAATTATGCTATAAAGATTGCCTCTTGTATAGTCATAGTCTTTTTTAATATCATCAGAAGCTTCTTTTATTTTTTCAATTTTCTTATCAACAACTTCAGGTTGTACAATGTCTCCTTCGACATTGAACTCGTCATTTAATGTGTCAAATTTATTTGTCATGAAAGCGTACCACTAAATCCGAAGTCGTCACCTTCTTCAATCAATGCATTATCTGCTGCATTAATAACATGTATAGGTGCCCCTCTAAGGTGTTCTGTGATGGTAGAACCATCCTGACCTCTGAGAACAGTGATCTTATTACCTGTAATAGATTTGATGAAGATCTGCTCACCCTCGATGTCTACATAAGTCTTGGCAGTCAATCCGCTTGCATCTTCAACTTCAAGTGTTTTCAGAGTCTTAGTAATGTCGGCGGCGAGGGTAGTCGCTGCATCACCAGTGTAATTTTTGATAGCTCGTGGTACAACAGAATATGTGACTTCTCTGGTGGCATTTGTAAGATCTGTTCCTGTAAGATAACTGACAGTAGACTTTTTGATAATGTCTTTGGTTGCTGCAGATACAGGACCAAACAGATATGTTTTTGCTGTAAATCTTAGAGTATAAAGAAGAACTCTTCTTGTGGTATAGTCTCCTTCATAATCATCTTGCATTGTGATATTTTCCAGAATAACTGGGATGTCACGTTTTTCTTGAATTGATTCTACTAACTCAACAGTTAAACTATATGCTGGTTGAAAGTATGGTAGTATTTGTTCGACAATTTGTAGAGCATCGTCATTCAACTTGGTCATGATGCTCAGTTCAAATTGCATATTGTATGGAACTGGCATGTATACCTTTTTAGACTCAGATCCATCACTTGGATCTTTTACAGTATACTGCTGAGTTGTGCTTACTTTTCTTGATGGATCATATGTCAATCCAGTAAATTCAAATGACATTCTTGGTAATGTCATTGCAGTGGACTTGTTTAACTCTGGAGATTGCTCAAGTCTTGCTAAAAACTTTTGCGTAGGACCATAAGCCAAAGGGACTCTGACAGTATTGACAACATTGTCATCAGAGTTTGTCTGTTTAATAGTAATTGAGTTAAAGAGAGTACCAAAAGAAATAATGGTTCGTCTCAATATCTCGTTATAAAAATATTCAAACATTTTGAATCCCTAAGATATTATTCGGTATAATAAAGATTATTTAGGGAATACCGAATGGGTTCTGCTCAGAGAAGTCTAATATAGAGTCTGCTTCCGTTTCAATATTAATGTTATCTGCAAATCCATCATCTGAAGGTTGAACATTAACTGTTCTTAGGTCGTATGAAGCTCCAGATGTAGATCCGGTAATTGTTTCTCCAATAGTAAACTCTCCAGTTATAGATGAAATTTCAAGAACAGAACTATCTGAATTCCAAACTACAACTCTTCCAGTAGATCCACTTACAGATCCAGTAACAATTTCATTGAATTTGAAAGTCCCCGATCCAGTTGACTCCGCATCAGAAACAGTTACTTCTGGTTCTATCACATATCCGAAACCAGAGTCTAAAATATTTAAATGAGATATTGTTCCTGCAGTGCTTACTGTTGCGATACCAGTCGCTGTAGATATACCTGGGAAGTCTATATAATTCTTCTCAGATACTTCATTAGAAATTGTAACTGTTGGAGGACTCAGATAACCACCACCACCAAATGTAACAGCAATTCCAGTTACAACACCACAATTTTCTCTACCAAATTCAAACACGGAAGTTGCGATACCGACATTAGTGGCAGCGTTAGATATTCGTACTACTCCTGGTCCTATGCCATTAACAAAAGTTTCTGCAGGGATAAAGTTATAAGCATCACTGTATCCAACACCAAGTCTTATCCTATCTCCGATAACAATATTTGTTGTGGTGATACCCGTGATAACGTTAGATCCAATACCGATTGTACCTTGTGTCTTAATAGATGTAGATCTAATCGTTGCAAATCCAAGTGCTCTAAAGTTTTCGTCTGCTCCTCCAGGTCCTGCAATGGTAACTGTTGGTGCAGTAAGATAACCAAATCCACTATTACCTATACTAATAGTGTTAACCGTTCCAGCAACTGAAACAGTAACTGTAGCAGTTGCTCTAACTGGTGATGGACTTCCACTAAAGGATATCGTAGGTGCTACAGTATATCCAAGACCAATAGTTGCTCCAGTGCCAACACACCATGGATCTGTAGTGGTATTAAATCCAACTGCGGTGACAATACCCGTTACTGAATCAATTGTTGCAATACCAACAGCGACTTGAGTTGGAGCATCCATAACTCCAGAGGTGGAGATTGCAACCGTTGGAGCAGTTGTATATGCTCTACCAGTGGTGCTGAATGCAATAGTACTTGGATTGATAGAGGAACCAGCAATTCCTATGGTTGCAGATGCAACACTCGTTCCTGGATGTGAGATGGTTACTGTTGGAGCACTGGTATAGAATCTACCACCAGTTGTCAGTCCAAGAGTCTCTACTGTTCCTCCAGTTTGTGCAAGTTCATCAAGAGTTGCAGTTGCTTCTGCAGCATTTCCAGTTCCTGTTGGTAGAGAGAACGTAACTGTTGGTGCAGTGGCATAGAACACACCACCAGTTGTTCCACCTGGGAATAAGAAAGAAGATGCTCCTACACTGATTGGGGCGGCGGTAACACTAACACCTGTGCTAACCAATGGAGAATCCAAAATAGCAGTAGCAGCTGCTCCAACATGTTTGGGTGTGCTAAATGTGACTGTTGGTGAGGTTGTATAACCAGATCCTCCTGAAGATATTGTAACTATTCCAACACCACCCGTTGTTGAAATTCCAACTGTTGCTGCAGCACCAGTTCCACTATTAGATATAAATCTAACTCCAGGTGGACTTGTATACGCCCTACCTGCATTTAAAATTTGAACTTGCTGAACAGATTGTGTCTTTGGATTTGCACTTTGATTGCAAACATTAATTCCACCAATCATTATTGCAGTTGCAATACCAGTAACTCCTCCAGTTGGAGCAGACGATATTGCTACTCTTGGTGGTGATACATATCCACCACCTCTATTAGTAATTCTAATAAATCTAATTGCACCATTTGCAATACCAGCAGATGCTGTTGCAGTTGAAGCTGCACCAATCAAAGTTAATCTTTGAGTATTTCCAATAATTGTAGATAGTCCATCTTCAGTAAGTCCATCAGACTCTCCACCGGTTAGAGTATCGTCAATCTCATCGATACCGGTATCAATAACTTCATCACCATATCTGAAGAGTTCGCATCTCAACTCATAGACATAATTCTTTTGTAACTGATAAAATGGTTTTTCATGTTCAACAAATTTAATCTCAAATAAACGATCACCAAGAGGAAAATAAATTAAGTCCCCCTCTTTTGGTCTGGTTGATAATTTGATATTCTCTTCGTTCTTAATCAAAGGAGAAATGTAAGTCTCAAATCTCTCCTTTGAAATAATCAAAGTTATTTCATTTGTTGCTTGAATACCAAACTTTGAGAGAATAGTTGTATTATCTCCATATCCCTCAAAGTTATCTACATATGCTTCAATTGGATATGCATCATCAAACTTAGACTGTATTACTTCTTTAATAATAGTATTTTCAGACAAATACTTTCTTGGGAGATAGTGTATTTCGACACCATACATCCTCAACTGTTCGTTGATTAGATCTTGAACCAGATTTTGTTCAGACCTTGATCCTTGTTGAAAATAC